GAGTCTTGTAGGATCTGCTCTGGGTCCCCGCCCCGCTCGTAGTATACGGATCGAAAGCGCATCCCCTGCCAGCCGATCTTGCCGACATCCCGCCCGATGTTCTCCTCGATCGCGTGAACGATCTCGATCCAAGTATCCCGCTGTTTTGACTCCCACAGCCCGCGGGTACGCAGTGAAATATTGACCCAGAAGCCATCGTCGGCCGGCGTCATATTCCCATCACGGATGCCGAATTTATCCACCACCTGATTCACCGTCCAGCGGTAATCGCGAAAGAACGTGTTGACCCTGCGGAACTTGTCATTCGCGATCGAATAGCTGCCGATGGTGTAGGGGTTGAAGTGCGGCAAGTCCGCTTCGGTCGGGTCCTTCACTGGTGGCCATTCACGCCCCAGTGACATGATGCCAAACACGCCAAACTCGCCCAGGCATTCAAAGAGCGAGTTGTAGAAGTTCGATTGCGCCAGGATATCCCGGTTGGCCTTCGTCACCGCGGCGAGCCATTCCTTGACGCCCTTCGCCTCCATGATCTTCTCATCGTCAAACTCATACCCGAACCACGGGCGCGAGGGGGAAGCGGTACCGGCAAGTAAGCCGGCCGCGCAGATGTTGTTGGTGATGAGCGGGGTTGAGTCGACAATCTGCCAGTTGCGGCGCCAGCCCTTGTTGGTATCGGATGCATCACCGACTAAGAAGCGGCCGCGATAGGGCCGGAAGTGCATACCCAAATCAATCCAGTTCGCCCACCATGTAAGCCTGTCCTGATTTAGCAGGCTGCGGCGCATCTCGAGACGCACTTTCAAGGCCAAGTCATTGCCACCTTTCTCGTAAGGCTTCAATTTGCGCTTGGCGGATTTACGCAGCGATGATCCGCCTACAAGGCCTTCATCGGGATTATTGAGGTCGACGGCTGCCATAGGTTCTCTTACATGATGAATCGACGTGAGGGATCTTGAGCCGGGTAGTACGGGGCATTATTGGATGCCAGCCAGTTAAAGAGCGGCGTATTCGATGCCACCTTCCGCATCCATCCATACCCTGTGGTATTGCTCGAGGGTGGCTGATAGTCGACGCTCGAGTCTGAGAAGTCCCCAGCGGTCAGGATGTCGAACACATCCCCCGGCGTGCGATACACGTTCTGGTACAGGCCTGCCGTAACTGCCATCACGCGAAAGCCGGTGCTGACCGGAATAATTCCGCCGACCTGGATGGCCTTCTGGAAGGCAACGGGATAGACCGTCTTGTCATACTGCTGCTCGAAGCTGTAGACAAAGGCGGGCTGTAGTTTCTTGGACGGTCCAGGGAGAGCGGTAAGGGTCAGTTGTCCTTGCGGCTGCGTGTAGTCCTGCCGATCGGGCGCACCAAAGACTTGCTGTATCGGTTTGAACTGCGCAACGCGACCCGGTGGCCTGCTGACCTGTGCCGGTATTTGCGTAATGTCCTGCTGCCATACCGCGACAATGGTGGTCGGGCTGATTGGTGCATTGGCCGCGGCGCTGTGGAACGGCTGCGCTTGCGTAAACTGCGCTTGCAGCGTGAAGTCCGCGAACTGCGGACTCGCCTGGATCACCGTGACAATCCAGCCTTGAGCAACCGACGGGATCTTTGCCCAACCCTGCAGCGTTAGATCTCGCGAGAGTTCCTGCGGATTAGCGACAATGGTCTTTAGCGGTACAAGACCCGTTGCGGCAGATTGCGGCGTCCTGAGTGAGCCAAAGACAACACTGCCGCCCTGCGAGTCATAGAGCGCTTTCTGATGTGTGCCAAACTGATACTCAGTAGTCCAGCCGTTGCTATTGTTTAAAAGCGGTAACTGAATATAGGGCTGCAGCGTCAGGTCGACGCTTTGCGGGGCCGCTGAAACTAATCGAAGCGGTTGATTGCCTACCGTCTTCTCTAGGTCAGTCGTATCGAAAACTTGCGGCGCTATCGGCTCTGGGAATTGGGGGAGCGTCCCAATCCACTTGGTAATAGTGGGCCCCTGTCTGCCAGGTGATGGCGGCCAGACATTGGTACCCTGAACCGCTATGTCATTGTGAATAGCGACCGCATGAGTACCGAACATGTACTCTTGGCCAGGCCCTGCCGTTCCGCCGCCAAAGGCTGCTGCAACGATGAACCCAAAGCCTGCCGCGCGGCCGAGGTCAAATAATTGAGGGCTACTCGCGTTACCCTGCAGTGGCATGTCCCAAGATAGGGACAACACCATGGCCTCACCGGCAACGACATTGGCGGCCGAGGCGCTGCAGTTATACGTTCCTGCCCCCCCCGCACCGGTTCCGAATGAAGTAACCGTGACGCCAGCGGGAACGCCAGCACCGGTAATCGTCATGCCGACAGCGACGCTGCCCGATACCGAACCGGTAAGAGTCAGGACGTTGCTGACTAGAGTACAGTTACTACAATTGACGTTAGCCATGGATCAGCCTTAAACGCCGATACTGCATCTGAATGTACTGCTCGATCTTCTTGACGAACGGCACGCAGTCCTGGCAAGCCTCGTTGTTACACGCTGGCTTCATGCACTTCAAGCAGAAGTTTTGCACAGGCGCCTTGGCCCATTCATCCATCTTGATGATTGCCTGACAATGCGGGCAGGTCTGAATATCTGCCTCTGTCTTCTTGCCACCGCCTGGCCGGTCATCGTTCATCGTGTAACCGGAATTGCGGGTGTGTGGCGTGCCGATGATGATCATACGTGCTGATCGTGCTGGTTGTAGATTTTCAAACGCGCGGCCGAGGTCGTCATTAAGTGATCGAGGCGCGCGAGAATGTAGTTGACCGTCTTGACCAGACTTTCCGGCAGTGGACGCGATCCGGTCTCGATCTCGTGAAGTATGCGATTCAAGGACGCGATCTCATCACGATGGTCTGGATACTCCAAGCGTTGTGTCTGGATCATCATGGCAGGATGTAAATCTGTTTAGGCATCGGTCCGCGTGAAGGTACGGGCGGTGTAACTACACCTGCTGCCAGAGAAATTACCTGCGCTAAAACCCCGGTTTGCCCAGGTCCAGCCCCCGCAGTAACGCTTAAAACACCGCCGATTGTTCCTGTAGCGCCTGCGGCTACGTTGACGGCATCTTCTGAGATTATCCAAAATGCCGCGACATCGACCGTATCATTGCCTAAGCTTCCATTTCCAAATCCACTACCCGTGGCAAAGCTTAAAGTAGCAGTCGTGGTGGCGGCACTTATTTGATCTGCTGCAAATGCCACCACATCATCATTCGATGCCGCGGTAACCCCAGTCATTGAGAAAGTTATTGGAAATGCGGCGGCGCCTACTGATGATTGCTGAGTGGCAGTAAATGGCGATGAAGTATTGCGGCCTGAGTACACTCGGCAAGCAATGCTCCCTCCGAAACTAACCCCCGTGATTGAATAACTCGTGGGTTCTGCCCCGGTGGCTATTTTGGAATAAACCAGCACAACGGTATTGCCGTCATTGACGCCCGGACTGGTTCCCGTGACCTGCGTAAAACCTACAGGGAAAGATGGGGTATTCCCGATAAAATTGGCAAGCGCCAGCAGCACAATATCGTTTAATTGGATACCAATACTGTTGACGTTAACCGTTTGCGTGGTCGACGTACTGGATGCGGATGCTGCGCCTCGAAATGCCATTTATATCGTCCTAGGGTGTTGCATAGGTCCAGTTCAGAATGTCTTGATTCGCGACATTGATGTTGAAACCGGTCGATCCGGTGAAGCCGACATAGGCCGTATTAGCGCCCACCTGCGATGGGATGTTGACCGTAAAGTTCGTTGTGAAAGATCCCAGTGTCACCGAGTCTTGAATCGTTAATGTCAACGTCGTGCCGTTGTAGGCCAGCGTGACATTCAAAGGATTACCCGTACTCATGGTGAGACCGGTGATCGTGGTCTGTGGCGTGGTTGGGAGCGCGCCGTTCGTATAAATGCCAGTCGTGTTGTTCGTCAGGTCAAACTTGATCGCCACACTCTCAAAAATACCCGCATTCGCCTGGCCGTTGGACCCTGTCGGGCCTGCGTATCCCAAGCCTGCAAAGTTCAATCCCATTGTGGTGGGGCCGCCGCTCACCCATGACAGTGCCGATTGGCTGGTACTGGTTGTGGAGCTGGGCGCTACGTTCTGAATGCAGAACGTCATCCCTTGACCCGTAGCACCTGCGTTGAATTGAACCTGGAAATGCGTAGTGAACGTACTGACTGGAACGGGAGCCGCATACCACAGACAGCCAACTTCTCCACCGTTCGCATTCGTATCCGTGAGGCGAACTTTAGTGCTCGAATTTAACTGTGCGTAACCTACCAAATTGACGAGATTTGATGTGCCCGCAAAGCCTGAGGGGAAATTGATCAGCGGAGTCCCGCCCGCCGCTATCTGATAATTTGCAAGGGCCACAAAGCTATCCGTGAATCCCGACTGAACCGCGACCGCTTGCAAAATCGTATTCGCCGCCACCGTGATGGCTGTCCCGGTATATAGCGTCGATGATGTCGTTGGGAGCTGTCCGTTCGTCGTGTAATAAATACTGGCGCCCCCTGGACCTGAAAGACTTACGTTTTGCGTTCCCGTATACGAGCCCGCGGGCACGCCGAAAGTCGGGGCTGAGAGCCTTGAGAATGTCGTCGTTCCATCGAGAAACTGCCAGGTCAGAATATTCTGCGCAAGTACAGGAACGGTACCACCTGTGAATCCCACCCATGCCGTGTTGGCTCCAACGACTTGGGGAATGTTGATAGGCCACTCGAATCGGCATTGAACATTCGTTACGGTATCAAGCAGCGTCATTTGCAAGATCGTGCCGTCGTAGGCGACCGCGCAGGACATGACGTGCCCCGCATAGAGACTTATCCCTAGCGGGTTTAAGTCATTCTGGGGTTGCAGCGCGGCCCATGGCCCACCGTTGACATACAGGCCGGTAGAATTAGGCGTCGCAATACCATCGTTCTTGTAACACTGGGTGATGTTGTTAAGATCGAATTTGATACCGACATTCGAGCCACCGCTAGGGGATTGCGTCTGGAATATCCCATAGCCGCACAGATTCGCATCAGCCACATAGAACAAACCGACGAAGCCCACAGGACCAGGCGGGGCCGTGGTGTTCTGGACGGCAAAGGAGAAACCCATCGGGTTATTGTTCGGATATGGCGGTATTGGCGGCGCCACCGGAATCTGAAAGGTAAACGTCGTGGTGAATGCGGTGATGTTGACCTTTGTCTTATACCAAGCGCTGCCCGCCTGGTGCTGGCTCGCGGTGGATGCAGTGACCGAAATGACAGACCCAGTCTGGGTGGCACTTGATCCGACCTGAATCGTATTTTGACCCGAGAAACCAGAGGGGAAGTTTAATACTTGATGGGAACCGGCGCCAACAAGGCCCACACCACTATTGACTTGCAGGTTAAAGGAACCTGAAGCAATTACCCCTAGTGCATCAGTGACCTTGATTGACAGCACATCGGTTTCAACCGTGCCAGGCGTGCCAGTAACCAATCCGGCCGGCGATACGCTCCAGCCATTTGATCCCGTCTGACTGGTGAGTGACCACGCATAAGGCGTCGTGCCGCCACTTGCCGCCATGGTGGTGCTGTACGCAGAGCTTTGCGTGGCACTCGGCAACGGGCTCGAAGTCGTGATTACAACCGCAGGAATAATCGTCAGCCCGAACACTACGTTGTTGCTGTTGTGCCCTGTCGCGTCGGTCAGTCTTACGCCGAAGGTATAAGCGTTCGCCGTTGTCGGCGTTCCAGACAGCACGCCATTGCTTGCCAAGTTAAGCCCAGGAGGCAATGATCCAGAAACCACGGTGAATGTGTAAGGCTGGGTGCCGCCTTGCCCGCCGATCGTGGTTGTGTAAGGCGCGCTTACCTCGCCTGAAAGCAAGGGCGAGCTCGTCGTGATGACGATAATCGGCCCGAAGGTTTGCGCCTTGCAGTGGAACTGAAACACTTCAGGAACCTAGCAACTGCTTGCCGCCACTCGTGGCACTGGTGAATGAACCCTGATTCGCACCCGCACCCGTGATGGTGCTGTTCAATCCACCAGCCGCAGCCTGTCGTTGACGTATCATCGCCGCGGCTTGTGCGCCTTCAGGGTCGATCATCGCAGCACCCGGAGGCGGCGGGACGGTCACACCACGCCGGCCGCCCATAGCGGCAGACACTCCGGACCCTGCAACACTGCCGGCAATCGATGGTCCCGCCTTACTCACGATGTTGGCGAAGAAGCCTGGCTTAGGAGTCGCTGCAGCGGTACCACCGGGTTCAGCACTCGTGCTTGGGCCTGTCGGACTTGCGGCCGTATTGGCCCCGCCTGCAGTTGCGCCGCTACTTGCGCCACCGGTAGAACCACCAAAGGCGCCACCCGCAGCAGCAGCGCCAGTGGCCGCAGCAGCAGACGCCACGTAAGGCGCTGCAGTTTCGACGCCCTCGACTACGGTTCCCGCATACTCTGCCAGCGTGGCTAGTGCTTCAAAGCCCATCAGAGCACCTTCGCCATCATGATTTCATCCACCGCAAATCCCATCTTCAGCAAGAGGGCCGATAAGTCATTGCTGGTCTTGGTGTGCCAAGTCATCTTGACCACGCCCAAGTCTTTCAACCGCTTCTCACTTTCGCGTATCAGCCGCACCCCAATGCTGCCCTTGCGAAACTCAGGCTCCACGTAAATCACATCGTTGACGGCACATAACGTGCTTTTGTAGTGCGCGACGCGCGTGAGCAGGAACACTGAGTAACCAATGAGCCGCCCATCAAGGCGCGCGGTCAGGCACAGCAACTTGCCCATTGCATCCAACTTCGCGTACAGGCTGAAGTCAGGATCGAGCGGGATGCGGTCTTGATAGGTCGCAATCTCTTTCCAATGCTTGAAGAGCAGCGGGCGCATCTCCTCGATGAGTTCGTCCGTGTAAACTTCCCGCTCAATCTCAACAACAGGCTTTAAGCGCGCGTTCATTTCGCGTACAGTTTCTCAGCGCCGCGTGAATGGAGGCTTTTTAGCGTCTTTGCGAGGCGTGCGCGCCGGCCTAATTTGCCGCCCTTCTTCGAGTCCTTCGCGATCTGCGCATCCGAGTGATGGCCATACGCCCCACGCTTGAGCTTCGCATGCTCAATCCAGTGCGAATCGCTCATTTGAGGTTCGGCCCAGAGCCGCGCTTGTTGGCGTGTAACGCCCCAGGTCCCTGCTTGCTCGATCTGCGCGAGACCACGTTGTCACTCGCACCGCTCTTGTTGCGTGCTTGCACGTTCGAGCCCAAGCGGCCTGCACTGCGAGTGTCGTGCTGCTTGTCGTGTCTTACACCATCACCACCCGATGGCGTACCCGATGGGCCTTTGAGCATGCCAGAAAGCCCCAGCGTGGTTGACTTACCCACATAGGCGGTTTGCCCCATGTTCGGAGCATTGGCCATGCGCCGGCCTTCCGCCATTGCAGTGCCTAGGTTCGATGGCGAGATGTGCTCAGACCGGTACGAGCCACGCGAGGTCACATCCTTCGGTTCCATACGCACACGAGCTGCACCATCGTTGGTCACAGGTGCAACCTGGCCGGGAAAGGTGAGATGCGGTGCGGGCAAGCCACGGCCTTGCGACTTGTCGAACTTGCTGCGCACTGTTGGATTCTCACGCACGGGCTCGTTCGAAGCGCCGGGCATTGTCTTTTCAACCACGTTGTCTCTCCTGTTCGTCTGCAAAGCGTTGGAATGGGTCGTAGTCGGTGCCGCGTCTATGCAGTGACTCGTTGATCAGGCCGGTAAGCCCTTCAGGCAATCCGGATATGCTCTTGCGCTGGATGGCCACGGGATACGCATACGTACAGCCCAAGGCATCCTCAAGATCAGGGGAACGGCCAATGCGCGCCTTGATCTGATCCTTCTCCTCGATCTGAATGCGGCCCTGCCGATCGAAGGTGTAAGTCATAGTCGACAGGCCCTTGACCATCTCAGGCACTGGCGGCAATGCAAGGCCTGCCTTGATGTCCTCGCACATCGTCCAGTAGAACTCGGCCCGCATATTGGTGAACTTGCGATCCTGGTGAGCTCGCCCGCCAAACTGCACACCAATGGCTTCCGAATGCCCTAGATTGCGCAGCACGTCATACACGCCAGCCGAGCCTGAGATATCCACCTGAATGCTGTCGGCCTTCTTCTCGTTCGCCACCCGTGATAGGTGCGAGGCCACAAAGACAGTGTCTTGGTTGCGCATCCGCAAAGGCGGATAGGCAATCTTTCCCTGCCGCGGAAAGAACACGATCTCGTCATCACCGAATCTAGCGACGTCGACGCCGATGATGTAGGGGAAGCCAAAGAACTGCGATTCGTTGTAATGCCGCTTTTGCGCATCTCGCACCTGATCGGGCGATATCAGCGTATTCAATCCAGATGGCGGGAAGCGTCCAAAGACATTGACCAGCACCCACGGGTTGTCGCGTCCCCAGGCTTCGATCTGCTGTCGCGCCCAGTTAATGTCCACCCGGCTTGCACGCTTAGGATCATCCGGGTCACCCGTGATCTCGGTCACATGCCACAGTTGTCTCTGGTCAATGACCGCATGGCCCAGCGCTGAATTCTGGTTGGTGGGATTGCCCGCAAGCACCACATGTTGATCTTTGCCGCCCGCTAAAACCGCTTCAGCGGTCGCCAGGACGGACGCAGGAATTCCCCCCGCCTCGTCTATCACGGCCATTGCATTCTCAGCGTGCAGGCCCGCTAGGGTGTCTGCTTGCTGCTGCGGATTGGCATTGCGTGAATACGCTCGAGCCGAGGCCCACCAATCGTTAGGCGCTTCCTTGCACGTAATGCGCTCGCCGGTCATCGTGAAATACTGAAGCAGCAACGGGCTCTTGGCCTGCCACTTACCCATCTCAGCCCACAGCGTATCTTTGAGCGTGTCCGAACTGATCGACACGACAGCAATGCGGCAGTTGGTGCGAGTGAGCAAGAAATACCAAGTCAGCCATGCCAGAGTTGTCGACTTGCCAGGTCCTTTGCATGCCGTCATGGCCTGCCGGCGATTGTGCGGGAACGCCTCTAAGACATCGGTCTGCCAATCATCGGGCTCAGCCTGGAATACCTCACGCACAAACTGTGCAGGATGTTCGCGCCAGCGGCGCATCGTCTCGACAGGAGTTTCAAGTGCCACCGGCACTTCCACGTGGAACAGTCGCCAGTTCAATCAATTGGGTTAAGCTCACGGTCCCGGTGTGATGCTGCTCGACCCGATCGCCATACTTCTTTGCAGCGAGTTTCGAAAGCAACCACTTGCGTGTATCGACCCGAAGCCGGGAGCGCTGGATATGCTCACCGTTAGCTTCGTACCCACCGCCCTTCTTTTCGCTGCGTTCCATCCAGTCATTCGAACCGTCATCAGCGATTTCTGTGATCTCTTCGGCCCAATGCTCAAGCAGGGCTTCCCTGGCTTTCGCGTATTGTTCCCGAAAGACTTCATTGTCACGCGCCCAGCGCATTACCATCGACGTGCTAGGCATTGATTCATCACGACAAATCTCTCGAAGTGACTCGCCTTCCGACAAGCGAAAGCAAATCGTGTCAGCCGTCTCTTGAGTGAATGAACTGGGCCGGCCCATCAGTTCGCTACCAGCGTCCTGCCAAACGGATCTTCGATCACAGATTTCTTAGGCGCGCTTTTCTCGAGCAGTTCTGCCCTTGATGTCAGGTGCTTGAGCAATATCTCCTCGTAGGGCGGCCGCGGGATCGGCACGCCTTCCGCGTCAAGCTCGAACGGCTGCACGTACTCGACTAGGGCTGATACCTGGGCGGACAGGAGCGTGACGTTCACAAAGGCCGAGATGCCGACGTTGTTCTGATTGAGGGGCAAGTTCATGCAGGCTTTGCCAAGCCTTTGCTGGGCAACAGCCATGGGGTCTTCCGGCTGTTCATGTCCGTTTAGCATTTTTGAATCCTAGTCGGTTGAATTGTTCGCAGTTGCAACATTTATAGGCCGAGCACTGCCTTCAGCCCCTCAGAAAGTGCGACGGCTGTCTCGTAATACGAACCCAGCAGACCGATGAGCAAGATTGATATGAGCAAGAGAAGGATTCGCGTCATCGCCATGCGAGCCATACGCACAGCCAAAATATCGCGCCAATCGCCAGCCAGATGGCCACGTTGCGCACCTTCTGCTGAAAGCTCAATTCTCCGATAACCTCGTACTTTCGAGGCAGCCGGCCGCGCTTAGGGGCGATGTAAATGCCGCGTTCTTGCTTGGTCATCGGGCCCATCCGTGTCGTTTAAGCAAAAGGTTAAAGTTAAAAAGAACGTCTTCAAGCGTCTGAGCGACTATGACCGGGGCGCCCTTCCATTGGTCCTTGAAGGTTTTCTGGCCATCGCTCAAGCCGTCGCCTTTCTGTTTGTGAATCTTCTTCGAACTCTTGCATTCGACTTTGGCATCAAAGCCGAACTTACCGATGACGAGATCGGGAAAATCTCCACCAAGCCGCGAGGTATCCGCTACCGAGAAGCCAGCAGCGACCAGGCCTAAAGCAATGGCCTTGTGCGTGCTGTCCTTGCGGCGGGCGTAGATCACGCTCTGCGCGCCTTCTTTCGTGCGGCCTGCCACTCACCTAGCGTAAAACCATCACCTTTCCAGCTGCAGTTTAAGCTCCACTTGCTGCATGTATGCGGCACGCCCTTCTTGACCAAAGACATGGACTTGGCGCGTCTTTTGGCTCGAGCTGCGCGCTTCAGTTGATTCATGCTGTGGCCTTTTCCTTAGCAACGTGCACAAGGCAAAAATCCTTTGCTTTCTCTAGTGTCGGTATCTCTCGAGCGAGGCAGCCATACTTACCTTTGGTTTGATACCAAACCTCGTATCCACGCACAGCACTCACAATCGAATACGGGGCGGATAAATGCGTGCGGCCTCGAGTGATCCACTTCATGCTGGCATCCTCATTTTTTCTGTCAGCGCAGCAATCGAATGGGGACCAGACCGCGGCGCGTTCTCTGCATGCTTGATGTCCGTCA